CTCAAGTTCAAGTTCGTGGACATCGCTCCGCTCGCTCACTCACTCAAGTTCAAGTTCGTGGACATCGCTCCGCTCGCTCACTCACTCAAGTTCAAGTTCGTGGACATCGCTCCGCTCGCTCACTCACTCAAGTTCAAGTTCGTGGACATCGCTCCGCTCGCTCACTCACTCAAGTTCAAGTTCGTGGACATCGCTCCGCTCGCTCACTCACAGTTCAAAAACTTCAACACATAATGGAAATTGTATAACGCACAAAAAATGCACAAGCGTGCCATAAGAACTAATTTTTCAAGGTAAAAACTCCACTCTAAAAAAAGAAAACCATCTTTTTTTAGATGTTCCGTTTTCTTATCTGACAAAAATTAGTACTTATGGCTTTGTTATCTAGGATTGAATAATTACAAAGTATATATCTTCGTATTTTATATTACACCTATTTAGAAGTAATTCACTTGTGCATTTTTTGTTTGCGCTATTTCTGACCATTATGTGTTGTAAAGTTTTTTTGTGTGTTCAACCAAATTCAAAAGCAAGTTCATTGTAGCCATCGGCGTAACGGTTCGGGCATGTTGTGGTTTGCCCTTGCCAAAGTGCATCGGCAATTCCTACCCACACAGCCACTCACCTACGCCCCGCCCCCCTACCTATTATTTTTGTTACTTGCACAAACCTCGCTTGCCAGTTAGTTGGTTTTGCTCCATCGTTTTTTTTTTCTATCTTTCCCGCTTCTTTCTTATGTCAAGTTGGTCATGTTTCATCTGTTTTTTCTTATCTGTTTCTCATCTTTTTGTCTTGCTTTGTCTTGCTTTTTGTGTTACAATCAAGCATATCAAAAAATAAAGTAAAGGTCAAAATCATGTCTCAATCCCTTCTTTCCTCCCTCTCTTTTCTCGGTGTGTCTGTGTTTCCTTGTTGGGGCGGTTCTGGTTTCGCTCTTGTTGCCAGTGGCTCTAGTCGCATTGCTCGGCTGGCTTTAGCTCGTCGCGTGTTGCTGGCTTCTGGCTTCGTCGTGCGGGTTGGTCAGGCGTGGCGTTTTGGTGCATCTGGTCGTGTTCCTTCTTGCAATCTTTATTCTGGCGTTGCTGTTGCCTTTCGTCCTTCTAAGGCTTAGTCATGCAGTCGGTTTATTTCGGCGGTTCTCGTTCTCTTTCATCTTCCCCCATTCTTGGGCAGGTGGTCTCTGCTGTCCTAGCTTCTGGCTCTCTTGTTCATGTCGGCTGTGCCATCGGTGCCGATGCCCTCGTTATTCAGTCTGTTCGTCCCTCGTTGTTTTCGCAAGTCCGCGCCTTCACTGCCTTTTCTTCTTCCGGCGCGGGGGCTTGGTCTGGCTCTGCTGTGTCCGTTGTGCAGGCTTTCGCAAGTGCTGGTGGCTCGGTCTCTTGGCTGGCTGGCGGTTCTTTGGCAGTGCCTTTGGTGGCTCGGCTCATGGCTCGCAGTGTGGCTGGTTTGGCTGGCTGTTCATTCGCTGTGTTTTTTCAGCCTGGCGTTGGCTCTCTCAAAGTCGCTGGTGTGGCTGTTTCGCGTGGCATTCCAGTTTTTGCTTTCGGCTCTTGTCCTTCTGCTTCGCCTCGTGGCTGTGCTGGCTCTTGGGTTGCATCCTCATTCATGGGTTTTTCATGCTGGCAGTGGCAGTCGGCACAACAAAAAATGTTTTAGTGCTGATTGATATCCGCTTCATCCCTAGCGGCTAGTTGGTTCTGTTTCGTCAGTTGTTTCTTATCTGTGAGGCGTTCTCACAGTCAATAAAAAAGGAGTGTATCAAATGTTAGTTTCAAATAATGTAGTAAAAGTTTTAGAACGTCACCCCACCGCCCCCGCCTTTCATTGGGTAGTCATTGAAACAGAATTGCGCGCATGGGTTGAAAATCCCACCTTTGGCATTCTGCCAAACGAACCGGTGTATTTGCTTTGTGAAATTCTCAACGCGAATGCACAATCCAAACGGGCAGAGATTCGTCCAATTGATTCGGCATGTGGTTATTGGATTGACTATTCACAAATTCATTGCATCCACACCTACAATCTAACCCACAATCGCGTTGAAAAAATTCACGGCGAACCGAAGGGAATATAAAAATGTTTACTTCCTACGAACAACTCGCCAGTGAAGCCATTGAGAAATATAACCTCGATGCAAACCGCGTTCTCAAAGCAATGAAAATCGCACAAGGCAAAACCAACATCTATAACAATCATTGCCCTACTGGTGAATTTGACGTGCGCTCAAGCAAAGGCGGTTGGTATCACGTCAACACAAAAGAAAAGACTTGTACCTGCCCCGACTCAACCTTTGGCAATACTTGCAAACATAGAATCGCAGTTTGGATGTATACCCAATCAAACGCCCGTCATATCGCAGAAGTGCGGCGGGTAGATGTCTCTCAAATCATGCACGAATTAGGTTATGAATAAGGAGAATAACATGCCCTCAGCCCTCGACCTCTACGACTTCTATCTCGAACCCGAAGACCTAAAATCTCAATCCCATGCCGTGAAAATAACTGCTGTCAAACCAGAACCCATCTTCGACCCCATCTCAAAGCGTGACGTGCAAAAACTAGTCCTTACTTTTGAAGGAAAAAAGAAAGTTATGCCCTTGAATAAAACCCAAGTCGGCGCACTCATGGAAATCACAAAAACCGACGACTATTCTAAATGGGTCGGCGTGACCATCACCATCACGCCAGCCATCGCCCCAAATAAAAAATCAACAATTGCAATCACACAACACCCCGCCGTGAAAGCATAAATAAAAACAAAACGCACTCAACATCGAGTGCGTTTTTGATTCTCAATAATACCTATAAATCCTATTTATTATATCTAATTACTTGACAATAACAAAAAAATACTGTATTGTCCTCCACAGACACGACTAGCGGCTCATAGTTCGTGTCTGTTTTTATTTATCCGAGAGGATAACCGCTAGTCGTTGATAATTTATGAACACACAAGAACACACCTCACCCCTAACCCTCGAAGGACTGCAAAGACAACTTCTCGAATTGAAAATATCAAATCTCGAAGAAGGAGTCGCAGACCATGAAAAACGTATCCGCTTACTAGAAGAATCGGCAACGAAATTCAACTTCCTCTTATATCTCACGCTCGGCAATGGATTTATTTCAGTCATTGCACTTATCAAATTATTTATTCCATGACCCCCAAGAAAGGCAACAAGAACGCACTCAAACACGGATTCTATTCTAAGAACTTTACAGCCCAAAGAAAAAAAGATTTATCGCAAATAGACCCCGTTGACATCACCCATGAGATCGAACTCATCCGCGATTGTTTATCCAAATTACAAGAAGAACTGGACTTCAAAGAAAAGAAAAAGACGGATAGCCATGGCAACACTTACCGAGACGACCACTACTTACAACAACTCAATACACTTTCTATCATGGCTGGTGCAGTTTCAACTTTGGCAAGAACTCAATATCTTATCAAAGGCAAAAGCGGAGATGTGTACGACTCCATCATGCAAGCATTAGAAGAAATCAGAATTGATTTAGGCATATGAGTACACTCGTTCAAACTATAAAAACAGTCGGCAAGACCTTTGCAAACTACACCGAGCGCGGCGCAGGTATCACCATGCGACCGTATCAAAACACCCCCGCTAAAGCCATTCTCAAATCTATTCTAAAAAAGCAAGGACATACCATCGTGATTGTCATGTCACGGCAAGCAGGCAAAGACGAATTACTGGCAAACCTTGTTTCATACATCCTGACATTATTCGCTCATCTCGAAGTCGGCATCGTCTACGTCAACCCCACTTACAAACCACAGACTATCAATGCCATTATGCGCCTTGAAAACCGATTACGAGCTAATCTACTAACTAAGGCATTTTGGAAAAAACGTAGTGACTTCATGCGTATTGTCGGTCAAGCCGTTGTATCTTTTCTTTCTGGTGACGATAAAGCCAACGTAGTCGGCGCAACCGCTTCGCTTGCTCTCATCGTCAACGAAGCCCAAGACATCACACCTTCTAAATACGATAAAGACTTCGCGCCTATGGCAGCCTCCACCAATGCCACCAGAATCATTGTCGGCGCAATGTGGACAAGTCACACATTGTTAGCGCGTGAAATTCGCGCCGCGCGTGAAGCCGAAAAGAAAGACGGAATCAAAAGAGTATTTATTTATGACGCTGATATAGTCGGTAAAGTAGTGCCTGCTTATAAAGCATTTGTCAAATCTGAAATCGCCAAACTCGGGCGTGACCATCCCCTTATCAAAACGCAATACTTCTGTGAAGAGATAGACGCGCAAGCAGGTATGTTCAACACTGCCCGCCGCGCCCTCATGCACGGAGATAGAAAATCACAGACCGAACCCAATCCAAGTGAACTGTATGTATTTACCCTCGATGTAGCAGGGCAAGACGAAGCCACGATGCAAGGCGGCGAAGAAGCCTTTCTCAAAAATACAGCCCGCGATTCAGTCACGCTCACCATCCACAGCGTAGATTTATCCGAACTCGAAATCCTACAAGCCCCTATCTACCGCCCTGTCTTTCGTAAATCATGGACAGGCACAAAACACATCACTATCTTTTCTCAAATCTCGGCATTGTTTGACATCTGGAATCCCATGTACTTAGTCATTGATTCAACAGGCGTAGGAGAAGGACTTTGGGGCATGTTTGACCACAAATACCCGACAAAAGTAATCCCCTTCAAATTCACGCCTCAATCTAAAAGTGAACTTGGTTACTCCTTCCTCGGCATTATCGAAACTGGACGCTTCCGCGATTGTTGCCCCTCACCGGAAATCGACACCCAATACGAAGCCTGCACCAGTGAAGTATTGATTGGTCCCGCCAAAACCATGCGCTGGTCAGTGCCAGAAGGTTTACGCGATTCAAACGGCAACCTCATTCATGACGACTGGGTTATTTCCGATGCACTTATTTCAGTTGTAGATAAATTGGAATGGCTAATCCCCGTTGAAAGTGAAGTTATCAGACCACAAGACCCACTCAAAGGCATTGAGAGGAACTTCAAATAATGCAGTCATACTTCGACACGGCAGAAACCGAACAAACCTTCCTGATTGGCAATCAATGGACTGGTTCATATCGAGACCGCTATTCATTCGACATTGACCAACTGATACAAGATTCAATCATGGCTTGGCGTGTCAACCCATTGGCACGTCGGCTGGCTGAACTATTCAAAATCTACAACGTAGACGGAATCGGATACACCTGCGAAGACAAAGCCACAAAAAAAGCACTTGATGAATTTTGGAATGACGACCTGAACAATATAGAAGAAACATTAGAGGAAATTTCAAACGAAATTTTTCTAACAGGTAATTTATTCCCACTCTACACCGTGAACAACATCGGTAATACTTACGTACGTATTTACCCTACTGACCAAATTTATAAAATTCACACTGCTGAAAATGATGTTCGTCAAGAACTAGCATACACCACTCGCGCTATTGCAATGGAAGTTGAATCAAAAACATTTTTCAACAATACTTCTATGCCGGTCTTCATGCAACACAAAACCATCAATCGTTTGGCAGGTAGTGTTTGGGGTGAAGGTGAAATGTGGCCCGATTTAGACTGGCTCGGTAGATATGTCATGCTCCTCAAAGACCGTGTCAGACTCAATCATTATCGCAACTTGCATATTTACGATGTCGAAATTGAGGGGCTCAATGACGAACAATTGAAGAAACGAAAAAATGAAATTCTTAAAAATCCGCCCAAAGATGGCGACATAAATGTTCATGGCAATAAAGAAAAATGGACAGTCCTCAAACCTGACCTACAATCGGGCGATGCAGAAAAAGATATTCTGGCAATTAAAAAACTTATCGCCACGAATCATGTGCCATTACACATGTTAGCAGAACCCGAATCAAGCACCCGCACCACAGCAGACGCGGCAGGTACACCCACCTACAAATCGTTTGAAAACCATCAAAATACTTTCAAGCGCATTATCAAATCTATTCTCAAAATCGTTGCGGGTCGTAAGTCGGCAAAAAATAACAAAGTCTCTGACAGTGTGCAAATCGAAGTCACATCTGCAGATATTACCGAGCGCGATAACGCCGCTCTCGCCCTCGCTACGACTCAAATCGTTTCAGCCATCGGTGAAATGTATGACCGTGAAGCCATCACACTGGAAGAATACCAACGCCTCACCTACCGCTTTATGGGTGAAGTATTACCAACTAATTTACCAAAAGAAGCCAAACGCAAACCACTTGGCAATCAAAACAATGTCTACAATGAATATATCAAAACCAATACCGAAACAGGTGAAACGAGAGTAAAAGAGCAATGAAAAAATGGGTTTCACATTCTCAAAATCCTTGCCCTTCATGTAGTGTCTTACATGGACAAGTTCATAGTGAAACAGATTGGGAAAACTTTGGACTTCCAAAGAATCATTCCCTATTTTGTAAAGACAGTTGCTCATGCACCCTAGAAGAAACCGAAGAAGAAGAACAAGGCGATTTATCTTCCGTGCCATTGAGACAATCAATCAGGAGTAAAGCCATGCCCAACCCACGCAATAACGAAATTCAGTTTACAGCCTTTCAATCCCAACCTATCAAAACAGCCGAAGGCTATAAAGTATTAGTGATTCACGCTGGTACAGCCCGACCCATCACTGGCGGAGCATTCCATTTTTCAAAAGAAGTATTGCAGAACTCTTTGAAATATTGGAACGCCGTACATTGTTTTACAGACCACAACATCTACGGCGAATCAGTCCATGCCCTAGCAGGTGTATTTTCAAATCCTGTTTGGGATGAAGAAATGCAAGGAATTGTCGCAGACCTACGACCCACAGGTGAAAGCGCAGACGTATTGAGAATGTATGCACAGGAAATGTTAGGTTCTCACGACCCAAAACCTAGTATCGGATTTTCCCCGGTTATTATTTTCACTGCCGAAGCCGAAGAAGTGACAAGCATTATTAGAGTCCGCTCGACCGACTTAGTAATTGACCCTGCTTTTGAAAATGCAAATTTTATATCTATGTTCAAAAGGAGCAACCAAACCATGAAAAAGAAATACATCGTCAATGGTGTAGTCTCTGAATACGAAGAAGGTACACAGCCACAAGGAGCAATCCTTCATACCCCCGAAACAGAGACTATCACAAGTCAAATGCAACAAATCACTGGCGCGCAGGCAGTGATTGACCAAGCCGTGCAAGGCGCACAACAAATGCACTTGCAAGCCTGCCAAAACTTGCTTACTTCAACCCTCGATGCTCAAATCGAATTACCCGAAGAAGCAAAGACCTTGATTCTCAATCGCTTTCAAGGGCGCACCTTCAAGGTCGAAGAATTGACTCAAGAAGTAAATGCTTTCAAGTCGGCATTCTCAAAACAAAATGCTGGCGCGGGCATTGTTGGTGTCCCACAAATCAGTGGTATGTTCAGCAGTGAAGACCAACTCCAAGCCGCTATGGATGATTTACTAGATGCACCTCGTGATAAAGGGTCAGAGAATTTGAAAGTACATAAATTCGGTGGCATCAAAGATGCTTACTTGACCATGACCCGCGATTTCAACTTCGTAGGTGATGTAGATGTGACGCTGGGAAGATTTCAAGGTACGACTGCTACATTCCCCAACATTGTCAAAAATGCTTTGAATAAAGCAATTGCTAAGCATTGGGCGCAATATGGTGAAGCTGGGTATAACTGGTGGGAAAAAATTACCACCGTTGAATCGTTTGAATCACTGAATGATATTACGTGGTTGCGACTCGGCACTATCAGCGGTTTACCAGTGGTTGCCGAAGGTGGCGAATACACCGAGTTGAAAATTGGCGATAATGGCGAAGTTTCAACTTTCTATAAATACGGTGGTTATCTCTCATTCACACTTGAAGCGTTGGATAGAGACGATACAAAACGCTTCCGTGCCGCGGCGCGCGAGTTGGCTATTGCGGCTCGGCGTGGCATTTCAGAACAAATCTCTTATCTGTTTACACAAGCGAATGGTGCCGGTCCAACTCTTGCTGATGGTGGAGCATTGTTCAATGCTACTGCCGTAACTACTGCAGGCGGACACGCTAACTTACGCACAACTGCATTAGGTACTGACTATACAGAATGGAACGTAATTGCGGCCGCTATGTATAACCAACCGATGTTAGTTGCAAATGAAACAGGCTATCGTGGCACTGGTAAGAAACAAGCCATTGACCCGAAATTCTTTTTGAGTGGTCGCGGTTTGCGTGACCAAGCTCGAGCTTTGTTTGGTCCGCGCTGGGCGCAAAATGTTGAAGCGATTCCCCCAACTGGTGGGCCGTCATGGGCTGGTGAGATTGAAGTATTGACCTCGCCCGATATGACAGATGCGAATGATTTTGTGGCAATTATTGACCCAATGCTGGTGCCAGGTGTAATGCTAGGCACGCGCTTTGGTTTGTTGCCTGAAATCATTTTAGCTGGCGACCAAAACGCGCCTGCTATGTTTAGCAATGATGATTCACGTTTGAAAGTTCGTCACTTCCTTGCTACGGGCATTGGAAACTGGACTGCTTTCCACAAATCCAACGTTGCATAATATATCAACCCGTTGCCAAAAAATGGCAACGGGACTTAGTCATTGATTTTCAACCATGAAAAATCAAAAGGAGTAAACATCATGGGATACGTTCACGATACAAACATGAGTCAATTTATTGGACCCAACTGTTTTCACTACAAAACAGGCACTTGGTCAGATGCCGCAGGAGCAGTAGCAGGCACAATCGTAAAGAAAAAATCTGCAAACGCCGAAACAACGGTTGTCACAATTCCAGTAATGATTCCATCTAACTCAGTTGCACTAAAAGGCGGGTATCTCAGAAGCATTGAGATAGACTACGAACTCTTATCGGCGGCGGCAACAAGTGTTACAGCCGTAATCAACAAAGTCACACGTGGCGCAGATTTAGTAGTGGCAGTTGTCGCATCGCAAGCTTTCACCCAAACACCCACAGCTGCAGTCAGTGACGACCAAGACCAGCACCGCCTCATCTTGACATTAACCACACCATTTTGGATTGACAACGATGAGTATGTCTTAGTCGAACTCACCATTGTATGCGGTGGTTCAGTCGTAGTAGATATGCTCGGCGCAGTGGTCAACTACACATTGAGGGTATAACATGACAACCAACGACACCCTCGCTAAAAATTTCGCAGAAGGAAAAGGCAGTAAAGTTCTGAAATATCGCCTTGAGCCAGACCCACTCGATGAGACTGTTGAACTACACGTCATCATCCTCGAAGATGGGCGCAAATTCAAACTGACCGAGAAAGAACTCAAAGCCCAAATTCAAGAATCCGAAGCGCAAGACGAATCCAAACCAAAATCCAAGAGAAAGGAGTAAATAAATATGGACCCAATTCAATTACTTGTTGATACCCTCACACAATACGGCTTAGTCGGCGCAATCGCCGCCGCCGTCATTCTCATTGGCGTATTCTTCGCAAAGAAAGCGGGCTTAGTAGCAACACCCAATCAAGCCCGTATCGCCAACATTGTATTGAGTGCAGTCCTTTATGGATTGAGTGACACCCCTCAATCCGAAGGCGCAATCATGGCAGTACTTTCAAGTGTTTTAGCAGGTTTAGCCTACGAAGGCTTGAAGTACATCAGCAAAGAACAAATCAAGTTATAGCAATCCCCTTGTATGGGTCTATTTGCCAAAAAATAGACCCATACAGCCAAGAAAAAGAAAAACATGACTAAAACCCTCACCCAACTTGTATCAGCCGTTCAGGAGCAACTTATAGATAATGGCACGCGCTTCACTACCGCCACCTGCACCGCCGCTTTACGCGCCGCACTATCCAAACTCAATCACCGCATTCCCATTCATGCAGGTACACGTATTGACGTGATAGCAAATCAAAAAGAATACGAACTATCGGATTACGATTCCTTAGCCATTGCTATCTTAGACATTCTCGAATGGGACACTGACGGCGAAGACCACTCTCCCCTAGCCTATGACAATTACACCGAAGATGAACGCCTCTTTTTCAGGCTGAGAACTGCTTTATCCAGCGGAGAAATTCTCGCACGTTACACCATCCACCACACCATCAGCGGACTTGATTCAGCCACCGAATCAACCTTGTCGGCAGACCTAGACCAAGTTATCACCGATGGCGCATGCGCCGAAGCCCTCAAAATTCGCGGTGCTTCTCGAATTGAAACTATCAACCTACAACAGAAAGTTAGTGAGAATTACAGACAATCCATCAAAGACTTTACCGATGCATTCAATCTCGGCATCAGTGCCTACGAAATGCGCCGCAGTCCAGTATCAGAAACAAGACAAGACAGATGGGATATATAAATGAGAACATTACCTACACAACTAACAACAGCCTTAGAAAGTGGAAGTTTTACGCCTGTTTTTCGAATAAACCAATACTACGCAACATCCTTTGTTAGAAGTGTAGACGTAATTTCTTTTGAAATAAATGATGTAGAGTGTAAAGCTTCTTTTCATACCACAACACCACAAGAAGATTTCAACAAATTTACAATTGAGCGGGGCGTTATTATTGACAATATAGAATATACCATCTCAACATCTACAATGTATGCCACACGGGGCAACTGGGAAAATGAAATTGAATATATTGAGGGTCAATTATTCCCAAAAGAATATTTACAAATTCCAGCAGATATTACTTATCAAGAATTAATTGAAACTGTTTGCGCTTTATATGATAAACATCCGATTTTTGTAAATCCAAGTGCCAGCTATTTGAACTATCAATTTTATCCAAATGGGCGCATCCTAAAATTATCAAATGCCTCAAAGTTATTCACTATTCTAAAACAAAAGTACCTAATTTATGGAACTGACAACGGAAATGAAGAAATTCTATTTTTTCACGTGTACGACCGTACACTAAACAGTCCTATGTATGATGTCGAAAGCCCAAATAATTCAATTTCGGTTTTCGATTTTATTTCCCGCCGATATGTATCAAGAGACGAAAATGGCACAGTCCATATCACAAGTGGTGGAAATGCGCCTTTTTACAATTTAGGTTTTTTAAAATCAACAGCTAGCCACCCACCTTATACTTTTTCGCCAAAAAAACAACATCAACCTTCAAAAGTTGCAACTCATCTAAAGTATCAATCAGGAGATAAAATCAGACTAATTCAAGCGGATAATCCATCTGTCACGTCAATTCTTGACCCTATTTCAGTTAGAGAAGTTTTAGATATTTCAAAGAGTCCAGCATGGACTTGTGCCTTAGACCAAATAGAATTCTTCTCTAATACTGAAGGCGGAAGCATATCCGGCAACATTGAAGAAGCCTCACCTTTTATCCCACTTAATACGACTGAATTTAATAATCTGCTGTCTGAAACAGACAATAATATCCAAACAGCATTAGAAACATTAAACAAACACACTCACCCACTGATAGCACAAGAACTAGCTAACATTATACAATTGGCGGTACTTAAGAATCCACCTGCTGATGCAGATTCGTTTTTGATAAATGATGTTGCAGGTGGCAATGTACCTAAACGGGTGAGCTTTACCGTACAACGAGCTTATAACAGAGCCTTATTTGACACTTTGTATATAAACATTACAGGGTGGCAATCTGTATCTCAAACATGGACATTTGCTAGTGCTGACGACCCTGTTTATCAAATTTATGTTTCTGGCAACATTACTTCTAATGTAGATTATAAACTTGGCAATAAAATTAAATGTACAAATAACTCGACCACTTTTTACGGATATATTGTCAAAGTTGGTGCTTATGACAGTGGCAATAATAGAACTCCTGTGGATGTGTATGGTGGTTCTGATTATGACCTCGCAAATTCTGCAATAACAAATACTTTTATCAGTAAGGTAATATCACCAGATGGTTTTCCACTTGATAGGGCTAAATGGGATAGAGAAATAACTAATACATCTAATACGGCGCAAGCTAGTCCGACTGCAGGTACAGTTTATAATATTGGCTCTTTATCTATTTCAGTCCCTATTGGTTTGTGGGAATTAGGATTTAGCGTCACTGTTTGGAATGATGTATCCTCAGAGGCATCAGTGCATGCGGCACTTTCGACCGCGAATAACAGCGTTTCAGATAATAGGCTTCGGGGATTTTCTATTGCGAGAGGAAACACGATAGTGGGAAACACCTTGCAGGCTAGAAAATCTAATGTTCCTATTACATCTAAAACGACCTATTATCTAGTTGAAATAACAGGGGCGACCGGGGTTACGAATCTAAGGATTCGTGGTGATATTACTCTAACTCTTCTTTATGCAAAATTTTTATATTTCTAAAGACAAAAGCGGACTTACCTGTCTGCTTTTGTCCATTGGATATACTTATCTAGTTGCTTGCATTGCTCTAGTACTTTCCCGATTAGTTCACGGACTTTGAGAGGCAAAAACATCGCGCCATCGCTTTCCAACATCAAGAAAGCGCGGCGCGACATCTCAACAACCACAACAAGGCGACGTTTGACAATCTTCAAAGCCTCATACTCCGCCCTCATTTCAACCATCGCCTCACGTTCAGCCAACAAAGATTCAATGGCTTCTAATTCAGTGTCAGCACCAAGTAATTCAAGTAAAGACTTATGCTCCATGATGGTCCGCCAGCAAATCTAAAGATAATTCTTTGCGCCAATCCAAACGCTTCCCCTTGGCCTTGCGCTCACTAGGCAACTTTTTCGGCAACTTCAACGATTTACGAATCTTAGGATTACGCGGCACAGTCCCATGCATTACCAAATCCCAAGCGTACACATGCGCCACCCCAAAATACTCCCCCACCTTACGCCAATTCCCAAACCGCCTATAAGCCCGTAGAACCTTATTTTGCGCCTGCCTGATAATTTCCACGTCCAACGGATTTACGTCTGGCAGATTGTTCTTATTTATCATAACAACCGCCTTTGCACGTCAATCGCAGACTGTTCTTTTTCAGATTCAGCCACCACATCTAAAATAGACTTCAACATCGCATCAAACTGACGTTCAAGTTGTTTACTTTCTATCAGCAACGACTTAGTCCGATGATTAAAATATTCCCTCTGCTTCAACCGCAGAGACCAAGCCAACTTCAAAAACTCAACATCAATAGTTACTTTCATTTTTGCCTGCCTTTCTTTCAAAGAAATTTTTTTATAAACAACTTTTCTTAATTAGTAATACATAGTAGGGCTTGTGGAAAAATCTGAAAGAATCAATTTTCCTCACAAATCACCTCTACAATTTTTCCCACACCCCACTGTGGGAAAAATTGACAAAATCTGTGGAAACAATCAAAATCTATGGAAACAAACCTAAAAAGAAATTCTTTCCACATCACGAGCGATTCTTTCCACACCCCCTGTGGATAATATCTGTGGATTTTTCATCGGCATTGCCAAATCCCACCGATGAAGCTCCGCCCGAACAACATCAATTTCCATAGATACATAACTGCCACACCTACCTTCACGAACCAAGAGCGGATGTTCAAACCACAACATAGAAGCAATCACCAAATACAAAGGCGCAACGCCCCATTCCTTGCAAGTATCCTTCGAGTGCTGATAATCCTTCGAGCAAAACTTCACCAACACTTCAAACAAATCTTCCCAAGTCTTTTGTTTCGAAGTAATACAACCAATCACCTTCGCTACCTCTTGTTGTGGATACAGATTCAAGTCTTCTCTCTGCCGCCCCATCTCACACCCCCACTTTCTTCTTCACTTCATCAAACCAACTTGCCAAAATTTGACAACCCATATTCTTCGCGTCTTCTTCTTTCTCTACTTCTTTGGTTGAAGTTACACGGTTACTTAACTCCACAATCGCATAATACATCCCATCTGCCGTTAGAACCGTTTGCACCATCCAAGGATATTCAAACGAACCAATCCGATTCGAGCCAGACAAAGTTCGTACAACATCTTTAATATTAGCCATTTCAGCCTCCATCTGGACGTGTCCCACCCCACACGTCCAGCCTAATCATTTTGTAACGACACCTACCGTAACAATTTCGCTATCTAAGGCATTGATTCTTGCTTGTTCACGATGCCAATAAATGCGATGTTGGTCACAGCAGAACTTAGCCCGAGCAGAACCATCTTTATATGCACAGCATAGAAACTCATCTGTACACCAAAGACAGACCGCTTTTACTTTCTTTCTTCGTCCCCCTGCGGAGTAAAATCCGAAGTTGCATTCTTTCTCGGAAACTGGACAGGAATTGGTAAATTATATTGTTCAGCCAAATGACCCGATACATCACCCGTCAACTTCTCTAAACCATCAGCAGACAATTCTTTTTCAAAATCTTGCCGAACCTTCTCAACAGCCCGAGCAATCGCAATCACGGGCTTCGCCTTACGCAATGCCAGCTTCATTGCATTTGTAGATTCAATCGCAACTTCTTCATTCACAGAAATCTCAGCCAACTCATAAATCTTGTCAGGGTCGGCGAGTGTATACAAGCGATAAATCCAGCCAAGAATCGCAATCCATACACACAAGGTCAACACACAACCCAACATCACCCAATCACGAGCCAGCATTGCTAAACCCATGAACGAGCCAGCAGGTTGTAGAAGTAAGGCATCACCGCCAAATTCCAATACACCAGCCAGTAAAGCAAAGGACACAAGCACAGCCAGCGAAACTACATAACCGTTGGTAGCATATCCAACTTGTTTTTGACTTTTCGCATGTTGAGTCGCATATTCAAAGCTAAGAAATGCACCCTCCACAAACACCAGCGCGGCAAACTCACGCACAAAAGCCAAAGGCACATCGGGCGTAATCAAATCCACGATGTACCAAGTCGAGAAGCCTGTCATAACCAACATAGCAATCTTGACCACATCTAACCAAGTGAAATTTTTATCGAACAATGAATCTTTCATTTTGACACACTCCTTTTTTTTTGATGTAAAATACAAACGTTGCCCGCTCATAGGAAGTCTTGATACACTCGCCTATGAGTGGGTAGCAAACAGACCAAAATCAATAAGCATCACCTCCAATCATTCACGCCAGAATGAAAACCTAAACCTTCGTGCTACATCACTAGCACGGACAACGGGGAAAACTTTCCTCCGAAAATCCCATACACAAACAGGAGCCAATCGGATGGATATACAAAACTTTCTCGCCTCTGCATTTCCCTATGCAGAAAGTTCCAAACGTACATATCAGGATGTAATAACCAAAACGCTTCAAAACGTGCCTCAACTTGGTCTTTCCACCCTCGACCCGTCACAACTCATCAACCTTATCAAGTCAATACCCACTTGGGGAAACAATCGTCAATGCCTCGCATTGCACGCTTGCAAAAAATATCTTGCATGGGCATACGGAGCAAATCATCCAGCCCTCACTGCAAAAATCAAGCGGCAAGTCGGCAAAGAACAAAGAGCCTTCGACCATCAAACCGCATTGCAGTTACTAGCCTCATTCAATCCCCACGAACCCAAAGGCGCAAGAGACCTTGCCATGTGTGCCTTACTACTTGACACAGGACTCAGAGCATCTGAAATCTGCACACTCCAACAAGCCCATACAGACACACACAACCTAAGCCTCCAAGTCATAACCAAAGGCGGACAATGGGAAATCGCAATCTTCACACCCCAAACCGCACTGCACATCGAACACTGGAAAGCCTATCGGAAAATCAAAGACGGACAAGGCTTTCTATTTCATAACATCAGAACAGGGAAAGGACTAACACCCGAAGGTTTATATCAAATCATCAAAGACTGGGGAAAGGAAATCAACATCGTCCTTGGTCCCCACGACTTTCGCCGAAGCATGGCAGGTATCGCCACCATCATGAACAACACCCCAGAACGTACCCTCATGGATTTAGGAAGATGGAAATCAACCGACATGATAAAAAAATACACCCGCCACCTACGCCTTGAACAATCTCGAAAACATCTCGTCACAGATGCTATAATGAAGCCCAAGGCTTGAACATCATTCCATTTGGGAACATGTGCTTCCCAAGCACAATACGCGAGTTCGATTCTCGCCACCCGCTCTGCAGCCGAGTCCTTTTTACTCGGCTGTTTTTGTAATACATTTGGTATTTTATTTGTAAGGTACCTGTT